CCCTAACGTGGGATCCGGCTTTACCCGGAACCCTTGGCATGGTATTTTTGTTTATTTATTATTTTATATTTTTTCTTTGTCTATGTGTGTTTACGGTGGGGAAGGATTGAGTGGTCAGAGTGCCGCAAGCGCCGCGAGTCCCGCAGCTACCTGTTGTGGGTTCTCGAGAGCGTAGTCAACTCCGCTCCCGAGGAGGCGTTTGGCTTTCGCAAGGAGGCGAGCCAGTGTGCCCTTGTCACGGTGCGTAGGATTGCACGATGCAACCGGGACAAGGCCCAAGATGTACAAGTAGGCGAGTAACTCGTGCGCCGGGGGGGTAAGCAGGCCGACATGGAGCTGGTTGAAGGACTGGTAGTCGAAGATCATGTCGACCTGGACGTTGATGGTAGTAGTAGTGTCAACAACGTCGAAAGCTACGGCGAGGAAGGAGGACGGGCGGTGAGGGTCGCCGACAGTGTTAAGCTCGAAGTCGTCGTAACTCTGCGGGCGCCACCAAAGGTGGAGGCCAGGGCCGGTGGGGTCATTGAACCGGCCCTTGTGTCGGTCAACCGGGTACTTGGACAGTGACGTGATGGGGTCACCGTCCATGGTGTATCCCGCGGGGACTTGGGCGCCGACCACGTTGCCACCCATACTGGTAAGAGTTCCAGTCTGGTAGACACGCACGGCGCAGCCTGTGCACCTCCAACCGACCATGTCTGGGACGTCGGTCAGTGTGTCAACATCGTGCGCCTGCATGAGGAGCAAGTCGTTGCCACAGCCTGCCGTCGTGGCAGGGATCGGGTTGAAGGTCCAGGCCACGCCGAGATTTTGGTCGTGGGGTGGGCCAGCGAGGAATAGTGCCCCGAAGGCGACGCGAGTGGTCGCTGCGGGAACGACGATGGTGGAGGCGACATTGGGCTCGGCGGGGTATGCGTTGCCGATAGCACTCCAGGCAGACCACACGCCGCTAGCATAGAAGCGCACACGCATGCCAACTCCAGAGAAGTTGACAGGCATGCGCACGTCACAGCTGATGGACGTGTTGCCGCCGAGGAGCGAAGAGATGGGGTAACTGGGAACATCACCCCACGCGGCGTCGCTGGAAGCCTTGCCCATACATTTCTTGTACATGTGGCCACTGACCATGGACTGTTCGGTGCTGACTCCGGTGGACATTGGGATGACTGCCCAACCCGATATGGCGTCGCTGTCCTCAGGCTCCGCTACACCATTTGTAAAGACGACAGCCCCATTGATCTGGGGGTGTACTTCGATGTAGCCGGAACCGGTAGCGGACAGGAAGCCGTCGTCGGCGTTGAGCTGGAACCACTCGGAGTACTTGGTCTGCTTAGCACGGAACGGGGCGGGGCTCGGGGTCGGCGTGGGGTCAGAATCCTCAGGGTTCACGTAGTTGAGGATCCAGTGTCCTGCGCCAGGGTCTGAGCCACCTTCACGTCGTGCCCGACGCAGGTTTTCCGCGGCTTGTTGCTTGTCCTTACGGGCCATGGTGTCACTCAAAGAATAAATAACGGGCGTAAAATTACAAGGGACAGGAGGGATAAAGGATAATAAATAATATAGGTTTGGGACATGGGGCCGATGCATGTCCCGAGCAGGTCTGCCGCCATGCCTATAGCAGACCCACCCATACCCGCCAGCGGTTAGCTGGCGGGGCGTCCAGAACTTGGACCACCCCCCTCCGGTTCGGCACCGGAGGGCGCAGGGTCAGGGATAGGGGACTTCCCTTTCGCCTTGCGACGTTGGGCCCGCGATAGTTTCGCGCGTTTCGGATAGATCACTTTTTCACGGACGACAGTGGAATGCCGTTCCGCGACCGGTCCCTCGGAGGCTGGCTCACGGGGTTCCGTTGGTTCAACTATCTCTCCACGCTCGATAAGCGTGCCCTCGGTATCTGGCTTATCCGTCAAGGCTTTCTTGCCGACATCGTCTGGAGACCAGCAATTGGGGAGACGCTGGATGTGGTCCCACCAGGTCTGGACCAGGTTGGGGTCATCCAATGCGGCCTTCTCCCACGCGTTGAAAACGGTGAGGTCGAAGTCCGGCATCTCCTCGAGGAGACGGTCGGTCATCCAGGAGGCAAAGGTATTTGGGAACTGCACGCTGGACTCGTGGCGAGCCCAGAAACGTACGTCCCGGACCTTGACAGAACCGTCATTCCAAAAGTCATCTTTCAACAACTGATTGGCCTGACGGAGCACTGAGGTGATCGCACACAGGATTGGAGTGTTGCCATCTGTGAGCCCGTAGGCTGTAAACTTCTCCCGCGCCTTCTGCTTGCGCTCCTCCAAGGTCTCTACCTTGGTAGTGGTGAGATGGAGCTTGGACAGTTGGCGCCGTATCTGGCACATGGACGTATTGTCTCCGCACCAAACCCGAGGCCCATACACACGGCCACACCATTCAACGCAGTCCGCCCCGTCAGCGGAGTAGAGATCCATTGTCACTGTTCCTCTGAACATCTTGGCGACATCGATGAAGTTCGAAGCAAACTCCATGGGATCCATTTTGGCTGCGTCCACGGCTAGTCCGGCATCATCGCCGGCGATCACGGCTTGTTCGTCCATGATGCGTTGTGCTTCCGTGGGGGTGTGGTAATGACCCGTA